CATTAAAAGACTTGAAAGTTTACTCCATACCTGCAGAAGAATTAAAATTTTTGATGATGTCAAGTATTAAACTAAGGGAGTCGATTAAATCAGGTCACTATATCTATGTTGAATCCCATTTAGTTTTGAATCATCCAAAATACATTGAAAAGAACTTGCTCGGTCATTTGCAACTTACCGATTATGCACGTGAAAATATTGATGAATGTTGTATTGCTTTTCGAATTGAGTATAAAAATAAGAACATTATATTAAATGACTATTATGCGATATGCTATTTAAATCATAATATAAAGACTGAATTTGAATATGGTATAGTCTTCAAGAACGATTATGAAAATGCAGATGAAAAGATTAAAAACGAAGTATATAAAAAAGCCCTCAATGAAGAGCAAGAACTGTTTTTAGTAATGAATCAAAGTTTTACTGATTGTCTTAAGAAAGTAAAAGAGTGGCGTGGTGTCAGTTATCAATGGATTGCAGATAAAATACGCATGGATGTAAGAACGATCGAGAGAACATTTAATGGATTAACTGAACCGACAATAAAAACCTTATGTGCTATACTTCTTGCATTAAAAACGCCATATAAAATATCAGAACACATAATTAATCTATCCCCAAATCAGTTTAATTTTCAGATTGAAGAGCATTGGAATTTAAACCAACTTTTAATGGTAAACAACAAAATGGAAATGGGTCAAATATTTTCTGAAGCAGAAAAACTAAATATTCACCTTTAATACCGGCACGCTGTGTCGGTATCATTAGAGCAGAAATGCTCTTTTTTTATTTGTAATACTCCAAAAAGGCTAAAAAATTAGTTATTTTACTAGTTTTTTAGCCTTTTTTTTATTAATAATACCGACACAAAATGTCAATTCAAAAATGAATCTTAATGTAGTAACATACTTATAGAAAGAATTTTTCTTTCAAACAATTTAATCTCTAGCTAAATATGGCGCCATGAAGCGATGGGATGCATAGAAAGATAGTTAACAAGGTTATAGGCCTTCTATAGCTTAGTTACTTTATTTCTATTGTAAGCCCCTTTTTGGCGTCACTTTTTTTGACTTATTTTCATGGTTTACTTTGAATATAGTAAAAACTAACTTTCCTTGTATCCTTTCGCAATTTTGTAAAAAAACGAAAGGATGAAAAACTATGACAATTAAAATGATTTATCGAAATGGAAAAAACTATTCAATCGACTTTATTGAAATCAGTGATGATGAAGCGGAACAATGGGTTACCTATGATTTTGAAAAACGCTTAAGTGAAGCACCTGATGAAGAAAAGTCACAAATTTGCAAACGCACTCCTCAAGAAATAGCTGATGAATTTAATCGCCAAGAGGAAAGATTCAATAAGGATGAAATGCGTAAGCGTGATAAAACAGTAAGAACTGTTAAAGACAAAGATGGCAACAGTATCAACTCGCTTGATTTAACTCCTGATAAGGACACTTTGTCACCCCTTGAAATGTTTTTGAATAATGAAAAAAGCAAACAACTTCAAGATGCTAAAGAACTTCTTTACTCCCATCTTACCTCAACCCAAATTAGAAGGTTTGAAATGAAGTTGAGCGGTATGAGTTTAAGAGAGATTGCTGATGCAGAAGGTGTGAACTTTAAGTCAGTTAATGATTCAATTGAACAAGTCAAAGTAAAAATTAATAAAATCTTTTCTAAAAACACCCCACAAAACCACCTCTAAATGTCCATTGTAGTGTAAGGACTTAAAAAATATGGAGGTGAAAGCAATTAATCAGAAAATGAAAATCAAGGTGTCAAATACACCAATTAACGATGGTATTGTTTCCTGCAAGAAAGTGAAAATCCGTGAACGCCTTTTAAACAAGTTATTTGGACCAGTTCGAAAAGTAACTATTATTGTTCCAGGAGACAGTGTAAAAGAAATTAGTATTATTGAAAAACCTGACAAGAAAGGAGAGAAGGATAAATTTGAGCAAACTGAATAACCTGTCAATCATCATTCAAGAACTCCGTGATACTGCGTCAAACCTATCCAAGCTTGCAGATGACTTAGAACATGAGTTTTCGTCAAAACCAGTTGAAAAGAAAGTAAGCCTTGAAGACGTAAGAGCAGTTCTAGCAGAAAAATCACGAAATGGATTAACTAAGGAAGTTCGAGAACTACTTCTAAACTTTGGTGTAAATAAATTATCTGAAGTTGATCCAAAAGACTATCCTGCTATTTTATCTGAAGCTGAAAGGCTAACAAATGCCAAGTAACGGACACGCTTTATTAAGTGCATCAAGTTCGCATCGCTGGCTTAATTGCCCGCGGTCTGTGACTTTAATTGAATCAACTGAAGACAAGCAGTCCGAGTTTGCCTTAGAAGGAAGCGAGGCACACTTACTTTGTGAATTTCGCTTGCGTCAAGCTTTAGGAATTGATGCCGAAAACCCAATTCCAAGACTTACTCAATACAGTAACGAGATGGAAGATTATGCAAATGAGTACGTTTCATACATCCTAGAACTGATTGAGGAAGTAAGCAAGACTTGTAAAGATCCAGTTTACTTAATTGAACAGCGAGTAGATTATTCAAGATTTGTTGAGGATGGTTTTGGAACTGCTGACTTTATTTTGATTGCGGATGGGTCTATTTGGATCGTAGACTTCAAGTATGGTCGTGGTATTAAGGTTGAAGCGAAAGAAAACTCTCAGATGATGATTTATGCACTCGGAGCATTAGAGCTTTTCGACTTGATCTATGACATTGAGAATGTGAACATGACAATCTTCCAACCACGAATTGGTAACATCAGCACTTCATCCATGACAAAAACTGCTCTTTATGACTGGGCTGAAAATGTCTTAATTCCTACAGCCCAACTTGCACTTGAAGGAAATGGTGAATTTAAAGCAGGCAGTTGGTGCCAGTTCTGTAAACTTAAGCCAACTTGTAGAAAAAGAATGGAAGAAAACATGAAGTTAGCTAAGTTGGACTTTACTGAACCACCTCTTTTAACTGATGATGAGATTGAGGAGGTCTTAATTCGTATTGATGAACTGGTCTTATGGGCAGACTCGGTTAAAGACTACGCTTTAAAGGAAGCACTTAAAGGCAAAATATGGTCCCAATTTAAACTGGTCGAAGGAAAGTCAAATCGCAAGTTCACAGATGAAACAAAAATTGCAGAAGTCGTACACCAAGCAGGTTTTGATCCGTTTGAAAAAAGACTACTTGGAATTACTGATATGCAAAAGTTACTCGGAAAAAGCAAATTTGAAGAATTACTTAGTCCTTACATCATTAAACCTCAAGGGAAGCCTACTCTCGTTCCCTTGAGTGATAAAAGAGAGCCATTAAAAATTATGACAATTCAGGAGGAATTTAAAAATGTCAACTAATCCAACAAAAGTTATTACAGGTAAAGATACCAGATGGAGTTATGCAAATGTATGGGAACCAAAGTCAATCAATGGAAGTACTCCAAAGTACTCGGTTTCCCTTATCATTCCAAAAAGTGACAAAGTCACAATTGAGAAAATCAAAAAAGCAATTGAGGCCGCTTACCGTGAAGGTGAAGCTAAGTTGAAGGGTAATAGCAAAACTCTTCCACCACTAAGTGCCATAAAAACACCACTACGTGATGGTGATTTAGAAAGACCAGATGATCCAACCTATGCCAACAGTTACTTTATCAATGCAAACTCTGCGACTGCGCCAGGTATTGTGGATATAGACCTAAATCCAATTTTAAATAGATCGGAAGTATACTCAGGCGTTTATGGCCGTGCATCAGTTTCATTTTATGCCTTTAACTCCAATGGGAACAGGGGCATCGCATGTGGCTTAGGAAATCTCCAAAAGATCCGTGATGGTGAACCTCTAGGTTCGAAAGCAAGTGCTGAAGATGACTTTGCTTCACTCGAAGACAATGACTTCCTCTCCTAAGACACTAAGCATCGACATTGAAACATACAGTAGTTTAGACCTTTCCAAGTGTGGTGTGTATAAGTACGTTGAAGCAAGTGATTTCGAAGTATTACTCTTTAGTTTCTCTCTAGATGAGGGGGATGTAGTGGTGGTAGATCTAGCTAATGGTGAACATCTACCACCAGCCATCTTGGCAGCTTTGATTGACGATAACGTGATTAAATATGCATTCAACGCTAACTTTGAGCGTGTTTGCTTGTCACGTTTTTTAGGTATGCCTTGTGGCACCTATCTGAACCCACAATCTTGGCGATGCACGATGGTCTGGAGTGCTTATCTTGGACTGCCACTATCCTTAAAAGGAGTTGGTGCCGTTTTAAATCTAGATAAGCAAAAGATGGATGAAGGAAAAGATCTTATAAGGCATTTTGCCAAACCAAGTGTTAGAAGGTCCGGTGAAAAGTGGGAACTATTCAAAACTTACAACAAGCGTGATGTTGAGGTGGAAATGCTCATCCAGAAACGCTTGTCAAAGTTCCCTGTTCCAGACTTCTTATGGGAAGAGTACTGTTTAGATCAAATAATAAATGACCGAGGTGTATTACTCGATTTAAGACTGGTTGATTCAGCTATTGAACTTGATGAGCGAGTGCGTAATGAGTTAATGGTGACACTTCAAACATTAACAAACCTCAAAAACCCAAATTCTGTAAAGCAGTTAAGCACATGGCTTAAAGATAATGGGGTTAAAACTCAGTCGCTTGGTAAAAAAGATGTTCAAAAATTAAGGGATGAATCCGTTGGTAGAATCAGTGAGGTTCTATCTTTAAGACTTCAACTGTCGAAGTCATCTATCAAGAAATATCAAGCAATGAAAAATGTTGTGTGCTTAGATGGTCGGGCTCGTGGTATGTTTCAATTTTATGGTGCAAATAGAACAGGCAGATGGGCGGGGAGATTAATACAGGTTCAAAACCTCTATCAAAACCATTTAGATGATTTGGAAGTTGCTAGAAACTTAGTAATTGAAAAAAACGAACTTGCACTTGATTTACTATTTGATAATATCCCTGACACCTTATCACAACTGATTAGGACCTCCTTTATTCCACGTAGCGGTTACAAATTTATCGTTTCCGACTTTTCTGCGATTGAAGCAAGAGTGATAGCGTGGTATGCAGGTGAGACTTGGCGACTTGAGGCTTTCAGGAAAGGTGAGGACATCTACTGTGCATCAGCTTCTAAGATGTTTGGTGTACCGGTTGTAAAGCATGGAGTAAATGGTCATCTTAGGCAAAAAGGTAAACAGGCTGAACTTGCCTGTATTGCTGAAGGTCAACTAGTTCTAACAAATAAAGGACTTATTCCCATAGAAAAAGTTACTATACAGCACCAACTATGGGATGGAGAACGCTTTGTCAAGCACGATGGTGTTATCTATAAAGGCGTAAAGGAGGTAATTACTTATGAAGGACTTACTGCAACCAAAGACCACCTTGTCTGGAGCGAAGGAAAATCAGAGCCAGTACAATTTGAAGCAGCCATCAAAAGCAAGTCACATCTCCTACAAACCGGAAATGGTAGGTCAACAATTCGGATGGGTGAAAATCATCAGTCCCGAAAAAAGGTGGTCAGCAAAATGGAATCACTGCAAAGTTCTTACGCAATGTCAAGGTTGTGGAAAGATAAAGTGGACGGAACTAAACAATTTACAAAGAAAAATATCAAAAGGTTGTCAAAGTTGTTCACAACCAAGAACGATACCAAAGTGGTTGGATCGAAGATTAACAGCCGCAAAACAAAGATGCGAAAACCCAAAGGTGAAAAATTATGCTCAATATGGTGGAAGGGGGATAAAATTCAACTTTTCCTCAATCAAGAGTGCAGGACTATGGATTTTGAAAAATGTAGAAAATGTACACAAGGATTTGGAGATGGACAGAATAGACAACAATGGAAATTACGAGGAGGGCAATATCCGCTTTGTTCCAAGAATTGTAAATCAAGCA